GAAGTCTAGGCATCACACATATTTATTGCAATGATACACACATAAATATAGAGTAATGGTTGACCAAGTACTAACACCAGAAAATACACTGGCTCTAAAACAACAAGTCTTTGATCATGTGCGTACACTTTTAGGTGATGGCATGATAGAAGTTGAATTAGACCCTAAACACTATGAAACAGCACTAGAAAGAGCATTGGACAAATACAAACAACGTTCAGAAAGTTCTGTTGAAGAATCATATGGATTTCTAGAATTACAAGAAGATACTAACGTTTACACCATGCCAGAAGAAGTTGTAAACGTAAGACAAATTTTTAGAAGAACAGTTGGTGGTGCCAATGCAACAGAAGGTGGCACATTTTTTGATCCATTTGAATTAGCATACACAAATGTTTATTTGCTACAGTCTGGTAGAATTGGTGGATTGGCCACATATGAAGGATTTTCTCAATATCAAGAATTAGTTGGTAGAATGTTTGGTGGTTTTATTAATTTTTATTATGACACAGTTACCAGAAAATTGGAAATAGTAAGGCGTCAACGTAATGAAGAAACTGTTTTGCTTTGGTTATACAACGACAAACCAGATGGTATTTTGCTACAAGACAGGTATGCAAAACCATGGATAAGAGATTACACTCTTGGTGTGTGCAAAATTATGCTAGGAGAAGCAAGATCCAAATTTGCCACTATTGCAGGTCCACAGGGCGGAACTTCGCTCAATGGAGATCAGCTTAAAGCAGAAGGCCAACAAGAGTTGGAAAGATTAGAAGCATCAATTTCCAATTACGAAGTAGGCCAAACTCCAATGTCTTTTGTCATTGGGTAGTTGACAGATCAGCACAATCATACTATATTAACAGCATGAGACAATTTATTTTAGACAGTTGGAATGGTGTAATGGATGCACAGTGGAATCCGCTGAAAAATATACCAGATTTACAGGTTAGACATTTGGTATTACAACTTTTAGCATGGTTATGGTGTGTTGCATTTAGCTTGTATTTTGGTAGTTGGGTATTGCTAGGCGTAACATTCGTTTCACATTTGATACTGATTATGGCCATAGTAGTAACCGTGGCAACATTTAGGATTACTGAAAGAACTTACAGATTTAAAGAAGGCTACCATTCTGCAGATAGGCAACGAGAATATGTGATCTATCGTGATAAAAATGGCAATCCATACAAAGTAAAATTGCCAGATAATGATCCAGGTGGTGAACATGATTGATCCCAAGCAACCTGTTTACATTGTTGAGCAGGAAGATGACGGAGACTATGAAAATGATTAACTTTGTAGGATCTGTGCTAGGAGCAATTTTAATTTCCGTATTAGTTGTTTATCTTGCTCACTATCATGACTTTCCACGCATGTTTTTTTATCATGGGCTTGAATGTAGCGGTGCTATTGGAGGCGGATGCAAGTAATAATAGGTATTGCCGGACTAATAGGATCAGGCAAAGACACAGTTGCAGATCATTTAATTAATAGGCACAATTTCAGGCGTATAAAATTTGCAGACAAATTGAAAGATGGAGTAGCATCAATCTTTGAATGGCCAAGGCACTTGTTGGAAGGTGATACCAAAGAAAGTAGAGAGTGGCGTGAAATACCGGATCCATTTTGGACTAAAGAACTTGGCATGGACATTACTCCACGATATGTGTTACAAAAATTTGGCACAGAAGTGCGTGATGGATTTCATGTTCATACGTGGACTATTTTATTGAAGAAAACTATCCTTGATAATCCAAACATCAATTATGTCATACCAGATGTAAGATTCCCACATGAAGATACTATTATCAAAGAATTAGGTGGGCAAATGTGGAAGGTATCAAGAGGTGCTGATCCGGAATGGTTTACTGATTATGTTGAAGAAGATATAACACCTAAACATGCACATCCATCAGAGTGGAAATGGGCAAAAATTAACTTTGATTGGCATGTAAAAAATAACAACACAGTAAGTGAACTTTATCAACAAGTTGATAAAATGATCAGTCCATTTAGTGATGACATGGATCCATACATCCCAGAAGAAGAAGAAGAATTTGGATATTGGGGTACTTAATCTGGTGTAAGATCACCTTGACGCCAAAGCATGCCTTCCAAATGAAGCACTCGTTGGCAGTTTGCACATACAGTTTTTAAGTTTGTAAATGCACAATTATTACGATCACCGTCTACATGATATACATTAAACTGCATGTCATAATTGGAAGTATGTCCACAACGATCACATATATGTTTTTTTTGATAGCCTGCTGTTTGCCAACGTGGTTGCCTTTTAGTCACTCCACGTAAACAACTGTCACATTTTTTTCTATAATAAGTTTTTTTATTCTTAATATAATTTACTGCAACAGGGTTTCCGCAACTGCATAATGGCCTTTTCATACAGTATATATGGTGCCCTTTTTGTCGCCTTTTTTATCACCCTCTATAGTGTATAATATAATCAGTATCTGCTAAATATAAAAAACCATATAGGAGACCAAAAAAATGGCATTAACATCACCAGGTGTTGAAGTTACAGTAACAGACGAATCGTTTTACGTCCCTGCCGATCAAGGCATGGTGCCGTCTATCATTGTAGCAACAGCAAAAAACAAAACTTCAGGTACCGGATCAGGCACTGCGGCAGGTACACTGACAGCAAACGCAGGAACAGTTTACACAATTTCAAGTCAAAGAGAATTAACAGAAACTTTTGGCGATCCAAAATTTTACACCGACTCAAGCGGTTCACCTCGTGATGGATACGAGCTGAATGAATATGGTCTTCTTGCCGCTTATTCACTACTTGGTGTAGCAAATAAGGCTTTCGTAACAAGAGCAGATGTTAATCTAGACGAACTAACGGGATCAGCTTCTCCAGTAACAGGTAGACCAACAAATGGCACTTACTGGTTAGATCTTGCAAATACAGTATGGGGAATTAAAGAGTGGAATTCATCAACGCAAACATTCACAGTAAAAACACCAAAAGCAATCACTGATGTGTTTAATTTGGTAGGTGAAGTTTCAACAGGTGCTCCAAAAACAAGTTATGGGGTAAAAGGTGATTATGTCATTAATACTACATCAACTGACAACAAATTATATTATAAAAATCAAAACAATGCCTATGTACAAGTAGGATCAGGAGACAGCACAGCACAGTATGGGTCATGGAAAACTTCTTGGCCAACTGTTGAAGGCACTGCTTCTAGTCCAACTGTAACAGAAGGACACATTATTTCAATAAACGGATATGAAGTAGTGTTGACTGGAACTTCATTAGCGGATACCATTAGTGATATCAACGCAGGTAAAGATTCAGCGGCAATTCCTGGAGTACTTGCGGCAAATGTTAATAACAAATTAGTGCTGTATGGAACAGACCTTGCAGAAGGAAGTGACTCAACTGCAAGTGGACAAATTAATATAGCAAGTGTAAGTGGAACAGCTTTAACAGCCTTAGGTATTACTGCTGGCACATATGATGTGCCAAGAGTACACATTGGTGGACACACTACTGATCCAGGATTTAAAACTGCAGATGATCACAGTGCTCCAACAGGAAGTATTTGGTTACAAACTACAGCATCAAATAATGGTGCAAGTGTTGTTGTTAAAAAATACAATTCCACAACTGGTGCATTTACAACAATTAATGCTCCAATGTACACTACACACGCCCAAGCATTATACAATGAAGACAAATCAGGTGCAGGACAAAACTTAACAACTGAAAATCTTTATGTACAAGTCAACGTAACAGAAAGAGACACAATTCTTTTTGGTGGTGACAGTACAACAGTAACTGACTCAACTGTGTTTGATGCAAACGCGGCACTTGGTTCATACACTGTGTTCAAAAGACAGGCAAGTGGTGCAACTTCAATCACTGGATTGAGTGCATTAGGATCAAGTCCTTTTACAAGTGCAAACACTTTTACAATTAGAGAAACAATCAGAACAGGTGATCATTCAAATTCTACAACGTATGGAACATTTGATAACACTGTGACTGTTACACTAGGCGGAACTACAGCAGATGACTTTGTTGCGGCAGTGGCGGCGGCAGGCTTAAAGTATGTTTCTGCAAGTTATGACAGAACAGCAGATGTAATCACAATGACACACAGTGATGGTGGTGACTTTAGAATGAACGACACAGCAGGCACACCTGTTGCTGACGCAGGATTTGGAAGTTCAAATGCTTCTACATATGGTTCTGCTATATCAACAGATGGCACAAAGGTTGCTAACTTATACACAATACCAGGTC